TTTAAACATAATGACACTAGCTATTATTGATGGTGATGTTCTCCTATATATGAGCGTATGGGGGTCAAATAACCTAGAAGAAAGTAAGGAAAAATTTAATACTACATTTAGAGATGTTCTAAATAGCTTATTTACCGAAGACTACGTCATGGCCATGGGTGGTCCTGACAACTATCGCATTGACTTGTATTCAGAATATAAACGTTCTGCTAGTCGTGTTAAGTCGAAATCCACCAAACCTGACTGGTTTGATGATTTGAAGTCTTGGACTATAAAGGCTTACGATGGCTGTATACTTACAGACAATTGTGAAGCAGATGATATGGTCCGTGTATGGGCAATAGAAGCCGCTAAATCAAACATTCAACATTGTGTTGTGACTATTGATAAAGATTTAGATTGTATCTCAGGAACACATTACAATCCGCGAACAAAGCAGATTTATCAAATAGAACAAAAATGGGCTGACTACTTTTACTGGAAACAATTATTAATGGGGGATTCTGTTGATAATATTCCGGGTATACCGGGTATTGGTCCTAAAAAGGCAGAAAAGATTCTAGAAGGGTTAACTACTAAAAGTTCTCGTGTTAATAGAATCTGTCAAGAATATCAAAATACTTACGGTAATGAGGGTTTCGACTATATGTTACTAAACGGTAAATTGTTACACATCTGGAGGCATATAAATGACCACTTCGTTATTAAAAGAGAAGTATACGAAGCCGCTATTAAAAGCTGAGTTAGGTCACTGGAAGACTAAGGTTAAAGTTAACCCTAGTAAAGCTTTCGGTTTCCTTTATTGTATACACAATACTGTAACAGACCAGTACTACTGGGGGAAGAAACAGTTCTTTCACGGAGGTAAAAAGAAATCTAAAACTTACGGAAAAGAAATGGCTTGGAGGACTTATACAGGTTCTTCAACCCATTTAAAGAAAGATATATCTAAATACGGACACGATAAGTTTATATTTGAAATTGTAGACGTATACAAGACCAAGGGCGGATTATATTATGGGGAGGCTTATTGTCAGATGTTATCAGAATCAATGACAGAATACTTGCCTGACAAGGTTACTCCACGTTTTTACAATAGGCAAATAGCCGCCATTAGGTTTGTACCTAAAGAATCGGTCACTGTCAAAACTCGTAAGTATATCAAGGAACTAATGAAGAAATATTAGGAGATATAATGGGTAGAATAGTTACAAAGAATCAACCGTGTAATGATTGTGGGGGCTCAGACCCTTTGCAAATTTACGAAGACGGTTCAACGTTCTGCTTTTCATGTAGAACATCACATCAAGCACCTAAAGGAGAAGTCAAGATGACTACTACAAATAATGACGATGGCTTCTCTGCGGTGGATACTTGGGGGCCAAGTCTAAGAGAAGTAAGCGAAGACTATCAGTCTCGTGGATTCAAAGAAAGAAACATATTTAAACAAGTAGCAGAACACTTCGGTGTTAAAGTAGGCTACGACTTAGATGGCACTATTGATAGCCATTACTATCCTTACTTCACTGACAGTGAATTATCAGGCTACAAGGTAAGACAACTACCTAAGAAGTTCACCTCTATCGGTAAGGTACGTGGTGGCCTATTTGGTCAACAACTATACAACGGCGGTAAACGCTTAGTTATAACAGAGGGTGAGCTTGACGCTATGGCTGTACAATCAGCATGGTTTAAACGTTACAAGACATTCTATCCTGTTGTATCTGTTCGTTCTGCTTCTTCACTAAAAGACTTAGTTGAAGAGCGTGACTGGATTAGAAACTTCGATGAGGTAATCTTATGGTTTGATGGTGATGAAGCTGGTCGTGAAGCGACGAAAGAAGCGGCTCGTATCATCGGTTATGATAAGGTTAAGATAGCCAAGTCAACAGAAAAAGATGCATCAGACTTGTGGATTAAAGACCCTGATAAAGTTCTGAAGTCTGTATATGATGCTACTGATTACACACCCGCAGGTATTCTTACCAAAGAAGACTTGTGGACACAACTAGAAACCTACAACGACTTAGAGTCAGTACCTTATCCTGACAGCATGACCGGACTTAATGGTAAGCTAAAGGGTATGAGAGCCGGTGAGATTACTCTCTGGACATCCGGTACTGGTTCTGGCAAATCAACACTACTACGAGAGATAGCAGTACACTTGTTAGCTGAAACAGAAGACAAGATAGGTATTGTATCACTCGAAGAATCACCCGCTGAAACTGCTCGTAAGATGAGTGGTATGGCATTAAACAGAAACCCGGCGGCAGAGGAGATACCGTTAGATGAACTTAAAATCGGTTATGACCAGCTTTTCGGTGATGATAGAGTACTTGTACTGGACCATCAAGGTAGTATTAGCGACGGTTCTATTATGGACTTCCTTGAGTATATGTGCCTTTCTGGTGCTAAGTATGTCTTTGTTGACCATATTACAATCTTGGCTTCAGAGGGTGCTGAAGGACTTACAGGCAACGAAGCGATAGACAAGATAATGAATGACTTACTACGTCTAGCTAAGAAGTACAATGTATGGATTGGCCTAATCTCACACTTGAGAAAGACAGATAACAAGGGCAGGTCATTCGAAGAAGGTAAACTACCTAGCATGGATGATATCCGTGGTTCAGGTTCAATTAAACAAATCAGCATGGACATCATAGCCTTTGCTAGAGACTCAGGAAGTGCCGATGAAATTGAAAGAAACACAATTAAAACAAAAGTCCTCAAATGTCGTTATACTGGTCTTACAGGCCCATCAGGAACATTGCTTTATAACTTTCCAACTGGTAGACTCTCTAAGGGAAACGACTACGAAGAAGCCGAAAACGATGCTGGGACACAATTCCAAAGGGTTTAATTATGAGTATGACTGACAACGAACTTATATATGTTTCTGTAATACTTCAACTACTTTATGAAGGAAAAGCAGACACATCAACACTATCACCAACAATTAGGAAATTCTTACAAGGCATTATAGATGAATATGAAGAAGACCCTACAGACCCTATGAACTTACAACTATACTATGCGTGTAATACGATGTTAGAAGCAAACAAAAAGGATTATCACTAATGTTACATAAACAACAAATGGACAAATACTTTGAGGAATTTATCTCAGTAGTTATTAAAAGCAAGGCACACCTAGAGGTGTTCTTAAAACAAGTAGAAGATATGTCAAATGAAGACAAGGAGTACTTGCGTGACTTGTGGGAAATTGAAACACTCAATGTACCCGAAGAAGAAAAAGAAGAAGATTTAGAAGAAATGTCGAAAGATGAATTAGAAGAATATGCGTTAGAGGAATTCAACGTTGATATAGATAGACGTAAAAACATCTCAACACTACTAGAAGAAGTAATAGAACTTAAATCAAAGGAATAACTAAATGAACGCATACGAATCATTCATCCATCTTTCTCGCTACTCAAGGTATCTAGACAGTGAAAACCGTCGTGAGACTTGGGAGGAGACTGTAGACCGTCTGATTGGTTTCTGGAAGAACCAAATAAGTGATAACGTATTAACTAAGGATGAATTTAAACAATTACGCTCTGCTGTATTAAACAGAGAAGTAATGCCATCAATGAGAGCAATGTGGAGTGCTGGAGAAGCATTAGCACA